TCTTGTAGATGGCTTCGGCCATAATGACCTTGCCGCCTACGCGCTTGCGGGCGTGGAATCTGACCGTGCTTTTGTGAGCCTGCGTATAAGGATCGCGCAGAAGGGTGATCCCAACCCTGTCAACGATCTCGTATCCGCGCCGGAAGTCGCCAAGGATAACCGGATAGGCTGCATTTGCCTCAGCCGGAACGTCTGGGCATTCGATAACATCCGAGCCCAGAATATTCCAAACCGGGGTTTCACCGAGCCGCTTGAGCAGGTAGTCGGCATTGTTGTTCTTGAGTTTGGAGATGGCAGCCATCGTCGCACGCCGCATAAGCCACTTGAAATTTCCGGCATAACCCGACTTCGGCGTGAAATACATCCCGATCAACCCGTCAGCCGTGATGACCGTCGCGTTGCCGGCGTTTGCCGTGCCGACGTTGGCATTGGTCAGAATCCCCTCGGGCCGAGTCGTTACGTTGCCGGTGATGAAAGCGGTTCCCTCGGCAACTCCGAACTGTTCGCCGAACTCGTCATTGAGGAGCTGTTCAAAGTTGAAATCAGAATCCTCCAAATCCCAGTTCGTAACATCGCAATAGGCTCGGAGTTCATGCGTCGGAATTGTTTCCATACCAAAGGTCAAGCCGGTCGTCTCAGCCTGATTCGCCCCTTCACCCTCCCAGTTGGCCGCAAATGTTGCCGTCCGTGTACGGGCCTTGACACTTTCCCTGCCGGTCGTTCGGACATACGCAATAGTGCGAACGGGTGAGAATTCCGTGATCGTCTTGAGGATTCCACCGTCCATTTCGGGCGATGCCAGATAGCCGCCGGTCGTGTCGTCGCCCAGTTTCATTACCTTTGTTTCGGGCGAGTTGTCCTTTTTAAGAAATTCCGGTTTCTCACATCTGCCGTACCGCAGTTGTTCGATAAGCGCCTTGTGCTCCGGGCTGGCCTCTTTGCTGTCCTTTGCCGTGATCTGAGACTTTGTTTGCTTGAGTTCGACTTCCATCTTATCGATGGCCGTCTGGACCTTGACGATAGTCTCGTTCAGTTCTTTCTCTTTGGTTTCGTGGTTAAGGTTGGAGGCATCGAGGATTTTCTGCTTATCGCGGATTTCGTTAATGCCGGACGTAAGTTTGTCTGTTAGTTCTTTTGCTTCTTTTTCGTCCAATTTTTCCTCCTAATTGGATTTGTTAATTTTGTCCGCAACCGCCATTACCACGGAGTAGTAATTAGCTGGCTCCGGGGTTGGCTCTAACGGCTCGGCTTTCGGCTGAGTGGTTACGTCCGGCTCAGTGAGAGTGAGTGTCTCGCCGCAGGATTTGCAGACGATATTTATTGACTTGCCTGTGGCAGCCTCGAAGCTGCCGTCATGTTCTTTGCAATGGGCGCGGGCCTCTGCCTCTGTCCATGTATCCTTCGGATAGAGGTAGGAATGATCTCCACTCCCCCCGCCTTCCTTCTTCCCGATACGGACGGTATATTCTTTGCCGTCATGTTTTCGCGTCATGGAGCCCACGACCTTCAGGGAAGCGTCAATAACGCAGGCGTGATTATTGGGCATGGGTTTTAGTTCAAGGTCAACTTCATTGCCCTGTTCCTTGATTGCTACAACTTGCGCCTGTTCATTCATCGGGAAAAACGTCAATGAACCTTCCTTGAGCGCGACTTCCTTGAGTCGCCTAACCGTGATGTCCTTGATCTTGTCGAACTCGAATTTAACAGCCTTGTATCCCATAGACAACCCGAGCGAGATGCCCTTCAGAATGACCGCCTTCGCCGTCTTGTATGCTTTTATTCCCGATTCCAAATCAAGCGCAAATCCGCCATCAATCTTTAGGCCAACTGCATCCTCCTTGCCGCTAAACGATCCGGCGAAAGCATCGGGTGTCCCCTGGTGTTGCCAGAAAAGCGGGTATGTCTTTTTCTCTCGCAGTGTCTTTTTGAATGCTCCAGGTTCGACCACGTCTCCCCCAGCATCTACGTTGCCGAACGTCGAGAGATAACCGGAGAATTTACCCTCCTCCGTCAATTCCTTTATCTCAAGTTCAAAAGTTTTATTTTCCATCTCACGCCTCCCTTACCGACGGATATAGATTACAATGGCAATTGATAATATTTCCCGGCGAACCCTTGGGATCACTGGGAAATTCCAACCCCTCTTCGTCTACAATGAAATCCTGCTCAAGTGGGATCGGGTTATCCCGATAATCAGCATCGGCCTTGATATGTGATTCACGCGAGAGCGGGAGGAACGAGCAGAGCCAACCTTTGAACTCGATAAACTCGGTCTGCTTGTAGCCCTCGAGCTCTCCATAGTTCTCAACCTTCGCGCTCTCAGTCAGCGCAATCCGCCTGCACTCCCACGGCAATTTATCCTTGAATCGGCTCGCCAGCTCCTGGGTGAATTGCTCATACGTCCAGTTCTCTACTTGGGACTGATCCAGCACCATGAATATTTCTCTGAGCCGTGCTTCCGTTATCTTCGCCCCGCTCTTGAGCACCATATCGCGTACGCGCTTCTCATTCTCAGGCGTCCAACTGCCTCCGGCCTTTGCCGCTTCGAGTTCACCCCGAGCCGCAGCCAATCCAGAATTAATGCCATGCTTTGCCGCATCGACCGCCCACGGCATAGCCAATGCAGCGAATCGCTCCGATTCCTTTTTCACGTTGAGGATATCGAATCCGACATACTGCAATCCCGGCCGCTTCTTTATAGCGTCAATAATCTCTTCTGCCTGCTTGTGCAAAAACTCTTTGGCGATCTTCTCAATGCTCTTTCCGCGTGCCTTGACGTTCGCATGAAAGAGATCCCACTTCGCCCGCTTGCGTTGCGGGTTCTGCCAGAACAGCGGCCCTTTAGCCTTGACCATGATAGTTGCAGATTTAGGCGGCGGCTCCTCTATGGCAGGCTTTACGGGCGCGGGTGCTGGTGCAGGTTCCGGCTCCTTGCCCAGTTCGCTCACGGGCGTGGACACTACCGCTATCCCCTCAGTGATTACATCCTCACCCGGCAATTCGCCATAACCCATCTCCTCACGTGCCTCGCCCCGCGTGATCGTACCCTCACGCTTGGCATTGAGTACCCGCTCCCAAAGCGAGTCCAAATCCTCACTCAATGCGTCGATCCCACTCACGTCATAATCGAGATACACACCGTTTGCGTCAAATAACGGCACTAACTCTCTATTAAGTGCCGTCTTGAACTTACCAAGCAGGGGCAGTACCGCCTCCTGATAGAGCGCCTTCCGCGCCTCCTTGATATTGCTATAAGTCTTGTTCTCGTTATCGCCAAACAATTCGGGCGCTACCTTATACGCAGCGCATATCTCGCGCATGGTGATCTTCTTCGAGTTTAGAAACTCCATCTCTTTTGGTGTTATAGCGAACGATTGCCACTTCCAACCGCCCTCCAACATAAGCGGCTTCCCGGCATTCTGATAGCCCGTATATTCGTCCTTGAGTTCTTGCTTGAGTTTATCTCGCTGGTCCGGGCTAAGTCCCTGTTCGATTGTGAGTGCTCCGCTTGGCCGCGCCTCATTCTCAAGCAGGGCAACGGTCCAGAGTTCGCCGAACTGTGAGATGTCGATTTTCTTTGCCAATACTTGGAGCGGTGAAAGCCCATAGAGCGGATCATCGGGATGGAATGTCTTGACATGGATTATCTCCTCCGGCGGGAAGATAATAAGCTGACCGCCGATCCTGTATTCATAAGCCGTGATCTTGCCCTTGTCGGCCTTGATCGTCATCAACTGCGGCCGTAATACCTCGATCTGCCCATACTTGCCGAACGAACCAATGAGTTTATGCGTATAGGCATTACCAACCGTGAGGAAAAAGCTCAACGAACGCGTCAGGTATTCCGTCCAATCCATGCCCGGGCCCGGATGATCCATGAAGTCGATGAGCGGGTGTTTCTCAATTTCTTCTACGTCGTCGCCCTTGTCACGATAGACATACCACGGCACGAGTACCGCCGACTGCACGATCATGTTCACGCAAGAATAGACCGTATCGCATAGCTCATAGCCCTTGACATAATCCTTGAGCCGCTGGTTTTTCGAGCCGGATGAGCCGAGATAGTAGATACCCTGGCTATATTGCACGAGCGAGTCACTCGATTTCTTCTCAGTCTTTTTATTCCGAAACGGCCATTTCATCTCACCCTCCAGATCATCGGCATCGGCTTCGCGCAATGCGTATAGATTCCGTATCGAGATGCATCCATAAGGTGATCGTCGAACTTGACGGGCTCGGGCAACGGGTCCCCCCGTTTGTCCTTGCGCCAGCAATAGCTACTCATTTCCTTGTAGAGATTGGACGATCCCTCAACGATGTGGATCTTCTTGGATTTCAGGAAGTCGATCCCTGCTCTCACGCTATCCGGTCCCTTGTCGCAAGGTTGAACGACGATCCCTGCATGGCGCAATTCTTCAATCGATTTCGGCTCTGCCGAATCAAAGTAAGTCATCTGCCCATTGATACCCTTATCCTTCATCTCTTTGGCAAGTGCCTGATTTGTCAATCCCTTCTGATAGAGTATTTCTTCAAGCCAAAACTCGTCGGCCTTACGATGAATCTTGACAACGGCAGCAGGGTCGACGCTGTATCCAAAGTCGCCGCCATACCAAATCTCATCGAATGATAGAGCGGGTAATGCCTCAACATTCCAGTTGAAGATTTGCCCCGCTAAGGCCGCCCATTCGCCTAGGCCATAAACCTTGTACATCGTCTCGTCCTGGGCCTTGAGCGCCGCGAGTCGCATTCCATAGATATTGCGTACTTCAGCGATGGGATTGTCCTCGACAGTTGATCGATGGACAAAAGCATCCGGGTTAGGTATCGAACCGAAGAACATATCCTTGAGCCAACGCGCCTGTGCCTCAAGCGGGTTAAACGTGAGCATGATTTGATGATAAAGGGGACCAGGATCACGGAGCCGGAGGTCGATTTGTAAGAAATCCTCTTTTGTAAACTCCGTTGTCTCCTCAAGCCATATCGAAGTAATGCCCTTGATGCTTTTTATTTTCTCCGGGTCGTCTAGCCCCATAAACAGGATTTCATTCGTCCCGCGCGGGCCCGCAAAAGTTAATGTCAGATCGGACTTGTTGAATTCATAGACAATCTCGTTTTCTGCTAATACTCGGCGCACGACTTCAACTGTCGATTCATCCAATGTTCGGCGAATCTTGCGCATGATGAGATAGCGATGATGGCCCTCAGTCTCACAACGAAAGAACACCTTCCGGGCGGCGAATTCAGATTTGCCACTACCCGCCCCCCCGCACATGACAAGATAACGCTGCTGGGCCTCAAGTGCGGGCTTGAACGATTTGGATATACGAATCCTCATCCTCGTGTCTCCACAAATTCAACAGTGAGTTTGCCGTCCACGTTGACTTCGCCGCTATGCTCATGTTCCATCGGTAGAATCTTAGCGTATAAAGTCTGATAGAAAATGGCCCGATTGCGATCATTCTTTGCGGCCCATTTATAAAGTCCGCTCACACCGCCAAGCATGTCGAAAACTTTCTCGATGTTCTCTTTGGCAGTATGCGAGATTTTATTATGACTGCCTTTGGGACGGCCGGGGCCGGGAGTAGGAATCACACCGCCGCTTATTGGCGAGATTGCTTTCCCATTGCTTTTCTTATTCATCCTTCCACCGTCACCGTAACTTCCGAATCGCTTTTCATAAGTCGATTAAGCGCCTCGAATGTCTTGCCGTCGTCCCTGAATATCAAATCCACCTTTCCGCCTTTGTCTCCGCAAGCGTCAATCACCATTTGGATCTTCTTGATCTGGGCCGTGAATTCGACTTTCATATCTTGCTTATGTGCGGCAGGGGACCGGGAAAGGAGTCGAACCCGGCCCCCTTCTATTCGGTGCGTGCCGCATTTATTTCTTTCTCTTATTTACAGCAGCAACGGCGGCAGCGGCAGTCGCAGCAGCAGAGGCGGCTCCCGCTATCGCTATTGATAATCCCTTAATGTCATCAAAAATCTGCTTGTGATCGGATCGATTCTCTCCATGCAATGTTTTTATTTCTTCTGATAATCCTTCATGGAGCGGACACGGCATTTTCCCATTCCCGTTCTTACCGTTCTTCCGTGCGTCATAGAATAGCTTTGCCCAGGCCGTCATGTTTCCAATCCCTACCACGATTGCTGTTATCTCGCCGGCTGAGAGCGCCATATTATTTCCCCCCTTTAAGCTTTATCATCATGCCGATTCCGGTTCCGATTGCCGCTCCGATTGCATAGGCTACGAATAAAGACGATCTCTGGGTTATAATTCCAATCTTCGCTACGAAAAGGGGTATAATCGTCAATATAAACGAAACGGCCATCGCCGAAAGGATTCGTCGAGACAAGATGAGCCGATAATAGAGGACGACTAGAACATCCGTCCCCATCCCCACTAGGCAGAACCCGGCCAGGCTCAATAGTCGGCGCATCGGGTAGCCTCATCATTTCCCATCCACTATCGTTCTGAGCCGTCGATATTCGAGCAACAAACCTTCGCTTACGATGATCCCATGCTCCGGTGTCATCATCGCGCTCCATGGTTTCGCCCACGTCACAATCCCGCCGTCGATGAATCCATAGATATCAACTTGGGCAGGGACGATAACGACGGGTGATCGATGACAGCTATTGCTTATGAAGCAAAGCGAGCAAACGATCCCTATCGTGAGCACGAACCGCATCGATGATCTCATCTTTCTTTTTCTCCGATTCGGCCTTCTTGACAGCCGCAAATATATTCTCAGCGAGCTTGATAGACATGAGGAGGATCGAAAAAAAGTCTTTCATGTTGCCCCATAAAGCCAAATGGCAGGTTGCGATAGCGTCTTACTTATTCCGATATGGATGAAGTCTCGGCCTATCCCCAAACGTTTAATGCCAGCCGCAAGACACGCCGAAACAAGCCTGAATCTATTTTCGTCACCAACGCACCAAACGTCGGTAGCTTGCCCATTCGGATGTTCTGGACCCCCGAAAAGGATTTTGTTGTAGGCTGAGCAACGATAGCCGGAAGTGATTATCATGGATTGACCATAACCCCCGCGAATCTGTTCAAGGGTAGGTATCAGGTCGGGATGAACAAATACGTGGCCGCATCCGCAGCGGCAGGCCAGCTCTTCAATTTTGAAGTGTTCGCTCATGTGCAAATATGTTTACATTTATCGACAACTGCCGACATTTTGTAACATCGAAATAGAGGGGGGCCTGGATATATTTATGGTTGCCATGCCAATGGCATCAACGTGGCCTGGATTCAAGGCCGCCAACCAAGCCCCCAGAGATATAGTAAGTCTCATCGAATGCAGACTACTGATTTTGTAAAGGGGAATGCAAACCAATTATCAGGTGATTAAAAATAGGATGGAAAGAAAAGGAATTATTTTATCGGTTCGGAAGTTTCTGTGGATGCTCGGGATCGTAGGGAAAATTAGTGGGGCGAGTACGGATAACTCGAACATGATGGATTTCGGCCGAACAAAGATGGCAACCTTCTTTTTTTTGGCATAATATGATACCGTCCGTAGCGCGTTCAGGTGTATCGAAATGGCCCCAAAAATAAATTGGCTCTGGACAGAATGCATCGGATGAACAGGTTACCTGATAATCTTTGACAATGATGACCATCTCAAGCCTCCACTCTATAAAAAATCCCTACCCTACCCCACCGAAACCCACTCTGCCTTGCCCTGCCTGGCCGGGCCGAACCAGAGCCTAATTCGTATAATTGCATCCCTACCACACCAAACCATATCACACCGCACCGACCCTCACGCTGCCATGCCGAACACTACCGCACCTAGCCTCACACTTGTATAATTGCATCCTCACCTCACCTTACCAGGCCGCACCTCACCGGACCTCACCAGGTCTCACCGCGCCGCACCCCAATTTGTATGAGTGCATCCCTACCGAACCATACCCCTGCAAACCCAATCACACCGGACAAGGCCTTACCGAACCGCACCGGACCTGACCACAGGGATATAATTGCATCCGTACCGAACCTAACCATACATGACCCAACCCCATCTCTCCTTACCGCGCCGCACCGGACACAACCCCACCGAACCACAGGGATATGATTGCATCCTCACCACACCAGACCTGGGCTCATCCCACCATACCTCACCCCGCCTAGCCAGACCTCGCCTCAACTTATAACTTCCGCTTTCGCTTGCCCAAACTTCGGTCTCCAATCGCCGAAACACGCGCCCTTCGCAAATGCTTCGATATCCCGCGCCTCTAACTGAAACTCATCAAATTTGATAAGGGTCTCAAAACTCCATGTATCAAATCTTGGCCGCGTTCGCATTACTCGATTTCCCTTAATTCTCACCCCGATTGTCAGGCGATATTTCGGGTCCTTCCATAAATCTTCTAACGATTTGTACTTTGTCCCGATATCAAGTGGCGTCGTTGACGTGCAAACTAGCGCCTTATCAACCGCCTTTCCTTTCCTTTCTCTTTTTGCCACATCCTTTAATCCCGCCTCGATCATTTCTGTGGGGATAATGATCCTTTCTTTTTCATCCAAATAAAGCCCCCCGAACCATTCAAGCCGTGCCAATTCTTCAAAATCTGCGTCAGTCTTTTTCCTCTTTCCCGCAACCTTTTTGATCTCCCGAGCATACTCGTAAAGTGGATTTGCCAGGGAGCCATTGTGTAGAAGCAGGGGTGTCACGCCGGTAAACCGGATTCTTAATTCTTGCATTTGATTCTCCTTTGATTAAATTTTCAGGTAAAACCCGCGCATAAGATTCGACCTTAATAACGCGGGCATGATATCTCTCCGTTTCCTTTCTCTCCTCGAGTTCGTCCCAGGAAACGTCTATATCGATTCGGCGGCAACCTTCATATCCTTGAAGTTTGCCATATTGATTTTCCATGTAAACCGTCCCTCCTCATCAAAATCAAAACAAAGTAGGCCAATATCCACCAACCCTTCGCATTCCCGAATGCCGAATGATGAGTTATAGCAAAGGGCGGGCATTGTAAACGCGAACCATGAAGATGATCCACAATAACAAAAATAATGAACGTGGCTGCGGATGACAATATCCGCTTTTGGTTGCCTTTCATTCTCCGAAAACCAGACAATATTCCAAAGCCGCGCACGTGCCAGAGCCGTGAATCGGCCATGCGGGATCGTACTTGAAGTAACCTTATGCTTGGCATCAATGGTGCAACCGTTGATCTCAAAGAAATCGTGTCCGCCGATTTGAACATCTCGACACTTTATCGTATCCTTGAGGATTGACTCAAAATCCTCTTCTTTGCCGACGTGCCGGCGAGTACCATAGAGGATACGGACTTTCTTAGCCTCAGCCAAATCGATTGCCTCTTTCGCCATCTTGATTTGCTCATGACGATCGGCGGTCAGGAGTTCCATGCTACCTGAATCCTGGCCTTTCCCCTCAATGCAGTCGCCGTTTACCAAAAGTATATCGATTGGCTTCAAACTGTTTATCGCTGCTGCATAGAATTCCCACAGCTCACGTTGAAACTTCCCGCATTTGGTGACGTGCCTATTTTTTGTATCATCTCGTTCCCACCAATCGGGGGGGGTGAGTCCATACTCATGGCCACTATGGAAGTCGCTCACCACTACCATGCGTTTAGATTTTGGTTTTGTCATTTTTTCTCCTTATCGATTCATACAATTGCTTGTATGGATTGATACAATTGCGCCTCTATCCTTGGGCAGAAGATAATCTGAGAATGAGGGGCCGCGTATTGAACACAATTTTTTGGCAAGAGGAGATATGGACACCCCCGGCATTGTGAATGTATTCCAAATTCCTTAAACTCCGCATTAATATCAGCCCTCAGTTCACTACACGCTTTTCGTTTATCCCTGAATATCCATGCGTTGATCTGGCCGCACTTGGAACACCGCTTAGAGCCTGACGTTTGCTCACCACAATCTACGCAGTAGGCTTCGGGCCTCATTTTTTCGGCCCCAATTTCAACCCGCCTTCAGTCGGCCCTTCATAGGTTAAGTCCAATTCCAAATGGTCAAGAATTTGTTGGAGTAAATTTTGATATGTCATAGACCGAGAATAATTTTCTTTCGGAATTCCTGCCGCCCGATATGCTTGTTTTTGTTCTTCGGTTAATTCCCAATAACGCCAAAAATCACTTTTTCCCTCTAACTTCTCGATCCGCCCCCTCATCTCACTATCTGCGGTTTCCCAATCCTTGTAATATCTGTTATCCCTCATTTTTATCCATAAATATGGGACAAAATAGCCCATTAAGAAACTCAATGCCCAAATTAATATCATCCAAATTTTCATGTTTCCTCCGTCCTGCCGAGGGCGCGCAGGGGCCACGCCCCCGGTCAGGTGTTTGATCAAGCCTCTGGCGGATTAAAAGACGGCCCACCGTTTTTGCCCTTTTTTTGTATGGGCTTAGATCGTTTCAGAACAAGGCGCGTCTCGTCGAGCCATTCCCATTCCGGGACTTTGCCGTCTTTGTTCACGGCCGTAGGACAAATTGCATAGTGGATACATCCCGTCAGATATTCGGCTCGTGCCACTACGATTCCGGAAAACCCCGTGATGATGTCTTTTACCTCATCACCCAAATTAAATTTAAACATCCCTTCTCCTTATTTTCCCACCCGCCACACTCCGCCTCGTTCTCGGTGAGGTCAGCTGCTTGCTCAGGCCGGCTTCTTGACGATTTTGTAAAGGCCGCTAGCTTCGCCACTAACAATGAGCGAATAGATGATGAACGCCGGGATAGTGAAGATGTGCGCCTGGAATAGGTAAATGGCCGTAGCCCCGAATGAGACAACGAACGTCAAGATGATGGCTCCCGTACCGTCCAGCTTGAGCAGGGTCTTTAGCGTCTGTACAATTCCCAGGACGCCGATCCCAAAAAGTGCAAGAATCGCAAAAACGATGTTCGGATCAACTATCATATTTTTTCTCCTTTCCTAGAATCGAACTTCGCAAGAGTTTCTTTCATTCTCAATCCCCCTCCCCCGGCCGTGCTATCGGCATCGCACGTGTAACGAAATAAGGGCTTTTTGGCCTAATTTTCGTTACGAAATACACCTTCACCGGAACAACCCCGGCATGGATCATCCCCAAATCACGCGCTCCCTTTTCCGAAAGGTCGATGATCCGGCCGTCGATAAACGGGCCACGATCATTGATACGGACAATCGTCTTTGCTCCATTCAAAAGGTTCTCGACGACGGCCCAAGTTCCAAATCTCGCCGTCCTATGCGCGGCCGTCTGAGCATCCTTGTTATAAATTTCGCCATTAGCCGTCCTTCTGCCATGAAACGGGTAGTTGTAGAACGATGCTAACCCGACCTGGATATCTTTAGTGAGGTTATCAATTCGCATTTCTAATTGACGAATAGTCTGACCAAACTGGAATATCTGCCCGTCGAGTTCAGCCTGTCCTATGCGTAATGCGGAAAGTTCATGGCCTTGCCTGACCTCACTGATACCGACGAGGCCGAGAAGGAGAATCACGATGATGCAGCCAAAGAATTGTGTGCGGGTCATTTTTATTTTCCTTTTCTAATTTCATAACCCATATATTCCCTCCATCTACCCATAATGAAACCATTTAAATTATTTAAATCATCCTTATCAAGATTGCGAATATCAGCAAGCCGTTCCTTAAATTCTTTTTTTATAAAACAATAAAATTCTTGTTTGACTTCAGGTGTCATATCCGAATCATAAATCCGTCGTAGATACACATTATATTTATCAACAAATCTACTCGCCGTTTTTCGTCCCTTTAGGTTTTCTTTGTTTAATTTTTTAAACAAAAAAATCAGACTCGGATATTCTTGATATTGGTCATAATCAAATTGTTTCACTTCACCGCCTCCAAATACGCCCTTCTCATCGCCCGCCGCTCCTCCCGGCCAAGGTCAATCATTCTAATCTCCGCCGAATATCCACCCCCCAAAGTGCAAGGGAAAGGTCGTTATAGACCCGTAGGCTTTCCTCCGTGATATTGTTCGGATCGCCGTCCCACGATATCTCGCGGGGTAGGAATTCGATATGGTCAAAACGGGAATGGTCCTCACTAAATTGTCGGCGAACCATCGCCGCAACAACGCTTATCCTCTGCGCTATCGTCCCCTGGCAGAACACATTGGCCGGGGTGCATGGGCCATGCTCTGGATAATTTTCCATCGTCACCCCGTCATCGGAATAGGCATAGCACCTGTCTCCAGAACCCTGGTCAAGAAAAGACAAAATCTGGTCAGGAGTAGCCGAACCATGCCTGACTAGGCAACTATCCCGGATACCAAAGATTGCCGAACGGTCAGGGCTGAGTACGCCGTGGAGGTGGTGAGCCGTCATGTCATCCCCGCTAAAGCAGAGTGGCTTTTGAATCTTCGGATACATATACTCGCCTAGCGGGAGCATACAGTTAAGAATCCAATCCTGGTGGTCATTCAGAAATTCATTACCGAGGCCGTATTTCGCGTCCGGGCCGAGGATGGAATAAACGCGGTCAAAGAATCGCTTGTAATAGGTGAGTAAGCCCACGTCGTAAATCGAGTTGAAGCCATTGATATTGTATTCCCACGGCCCCTTGTCCGAGTCGCAGCGGTCGATGAGGTCGAAGTAAATTTTGATGAGGTATTTGTCTAAGATTTCCTTGAGCCGGATGAGGGCTTCGTCCCATGCTGGATTTTCTTGGCTAAGATCAAATCTGCCATTATCGAATCTCTTAAACGCCGATACTCCCGGCCCTGGTATGAACGTCGATTCCCAGTCCCCCATAACTCGCATATAATCCACGCCGGCGAGAGAGAGTTTTAAGGCAAATGATTTGAGTTGGTCATCGGTCAGGTTCACCGAGTCATAAGGCAACCGCAGCACGGCAGCTACCATACGGGGCATCCAATCCGGCTTGGGGTTGTCGATGATATGGGGCTCGGGCGGAGGCGCATGGTGGATTTCGCATACCTTAGTCGGCCCATGCCCCTTGATATACTGCCCCATATAAGTGCCGATGCACCATTCCGTAGCAAGGAAAGCCCGTTCGGGATGGGAACCGTCAGGGTCGTTACTGTTGCTACAGAGCCTAATCCATTCCTTTTCGCGTTTCTTTTTCCAAAGGCACATATCAGCCCTCCTCTATTTGCCCGATATGCTAAATGCGACTATCATTGTCGTATCTCGCATAGTCATGGTTTACGTGTGACTTTACAGGTCGCCCAGCATAATATTTCCGTGGATGTCGTGCATTGCACGAGAAACAAAGAACTTGGACGGTTCGAGAATTCATAACTTCAGCATCATTGATTCGATCTACTGTTTTTAGGCGAGGTTCCTGAAGTTTTTTTCCACATTGAGAACAAACTTGAGATCGTTCCAATAAGTCTTCTAATTCCATGCGGGAAATTTCAACAATAAATCCCCTTGTCTTGTGGTGTGAAATAACATGTCGCGCTTTCTCTCTTTGGGAATTATTTTTTGCCCAATTTTTGTTTAATTCAGACAAAGATTCCCTGTGTGCCTTACGCCATTTGTGCATATATTCTTTACGTGATTCCTTGTGTGTTTTACGATATTCTCGCATATATTCTTTGGGTGTTTTCCCCAGAATCATTTTTTGTTTCATTTGGATTCGGCCTCCTTGATTTCCGCTTCGGCCATCAGGTGCTTAATTATTTTTTTCTTAAATAAACTTTACAGAATGGTGTCCACTTGTATTTTTTGAGATAAACCCGATCCCAAACAAAAATACGCCCTGCCGAATGTGACCATTTTCCCAGTGCAAATAAAATCATTTTATTTCTCCTTTTCTGGAATAATACAATGACCAGGAGGATTCTCGTGGTCAGTTGTTTCATCAGGCCAACTATGATGGGGACCGGCAATGAGGCAGAGTATATCTTGGAATCGTCGGTCTTCGCGGGCGTAGTGTTTCTTCTTTCCCTTGTCCCTGATAATGCTGTACCCGAAAGTTAAGAGGAGCCAATCAGCCAAGGATTGTTCTTTCACGCTGATGGGTTTCTCATTCAAAATAACATCCTTGATTTTCTCCCGCCGCTTTTCCTGCTCAACCGAAGTTGATTGTGGGATAACCAAGGCCAAATAATCCCAAAGTGCCTCACGTTCTGACTTACTTATCACCATTCGCTTTTTCTTTTTCATTCTGTTTCTCCCTGCTATATTTCTTATCCTTTCTCCACTCCCCAAAAAGGTAGGCTGAGAGCATACTGCCCTGGACTACCCAAAGCGCTTGGACCGGGAATTTTGGCTGAAGGGCGTTGATCTCAGCCTCTAGCGGGAAGGCGAGAAATACGGCCAGCATCACGACCTTGACCCGAATCCACTTATCATAAAAATGAAATCTCATTTCCCTATCTCAATTTTCAGCAAAAGTGCGTTTAGAATTTTGATCCGATTCATTAAGAAATCTTTTTCTTTTTTCATATATGCGCTATCGAATGCTTCTCTGGCTACGTTTCTTTCTGTAAGAATCCACTTTTTTATTTCTTCATCCGTTGGTTTCATCTTCCCCTCCCGCCGAGTGCGGCTTATTACCCGCAAGGACAGAATCAAGTTCCTCAATAATGCCCTTCGGCTCAGCCTTCTCCTTCTGGGCATGGCCGAGGATGATTACTCCCGCTTGTCTTAAAAGCGATTCCACCTTACCCCTTGCCCTTCGTATGTCATTTATCGCACTATCTCCGGCAATAGATTCGGCCCACTCCCGCACAAAGACTTCCGTTACCTTCAGCTCAGCCTTCTCGGCAAGCGCGGCAAGGATGGCGTCAATAACCTCGACTTTTGTCATTATAAAAATGCCGCGTTCCTTCACGGCTAATTCCCTTGCTTCTTCCAGCCACGCCCTCATTTCCTCGATTGGTTTAGTCATCAAAGCGGAAGCTCCTCTCGCTGTTCTCCATGTCCATATTTCCATGCGTCGGGATATGCCTGCCAAATCCGCGCGATATGCTCATATAGCCCCTTATTTTTCTCTTGGAGATATTTAATCGCGTCGATCGGATCATTGACCGGATCCGCGGGCAGATAATAGCCTTTGGCGGAAGTGAGGATCCGGCCCGATTCCTGGATTGCCTTCCGCATCGCCCGGTCCGGATCCGTGAGCCCCGCGAATTCCGGCCTGCCTGAGAGCAGCCAGAGAAGTTCATTCCGCTTGATGGCATTCGCCTTGCCCTCGTGCCTGGAGAGGACCTCGAGGATGACCGCCAAGATCTGCCGATCGTTTTCTTTTTTCATATTCGCCTCACTTCCTCCGTTAAGGGCGGTGGCCCGTCTTTATTCGGACTGTCGGCCTGCCGTGGAGAATGACGAGACACGGTACCGAGCACCGCCCTCTTTTCCTCGTTTATGCCTCCGGCGGATTAAAAGTCGGTCCGCCGTTTTTGCCCTTTTTTTGGATGGACTTAGATCGCTTCAGAACAAGGCGCGTCTCGTCGAGCCATTCCCATTCCGGGACTTTGCCGTCTTTGTTCACGGCCGTAGGACAAATTGCATAGTGGATACATCCCGTCAGATATTCGGCTCGTG